AGCTGCATACCTACTTATATTTTATGGCTTACAAGTTAAGTCAGGGCATGTGTTCTATGTAGCACCAACACAAGGACAGGCTCGTGACATTATGTGGCAAGCATTACTTGAGGTAGGACACCCAGTAATCAAAAGCAGTCACATTAATAACCTACAGATTACACTTATCAATGGTGCAACTATATCATTGAAGGGTGCTGACAGGCCAGAGACTATGCGTGGTGTGTCATTGAAGTACCTAGTAATGGACGAGTACGCTGACATGAAGCCAGAGGTTTGGGAACAGATCCTACGCCCTGCGTTAGCTGACCAAAAAGGTGGTGCTATGTTTATTGGTACACCTGCTGGTCGTAATCATTTCTATGATTTATATACCTATGCGGATGTAAGTGGTGATGAAACGTATGGAGCATGGCATTTTACTTCGTATGACAATCCAATACTAGACCCAGAAGAAATTGACATAGCTAAAAAGTCTATGTCTAGTTATGCGTTTAGGCAAGAATTTTTGGCTTCCTTTGAGGCTATGGGTTCTGACATCTTTAAAGAAGATTGGGTATCTGTATCTAATGACGAGCCAGATATAGGAGATTACTACATAGCTATTGATATGGCTGGCTTTGAAGATGCTACTAAAAAGAAATCTAAAAATAGTAGGTTAGATAACACAGCTATATCAGTAGTTAAAGTAAGTGAACATGGTTGGTGGGTTTCAGAAATTATATATGGGCGTTGGACGTTTGAAGAAACTGCTCAAAAGATTTTTGAAGCTGTTGCAGAATACGAACCTTTAGCTGTAGGTATTGAAAAAGGTATTTCAAGACAAGCAATTATGTCACCACTAGCAGACATGATGAAACGTACAGGTAACTTCTTTAAGATTGAGGAGCTTACTCATGGTAACAAAAAGAAAACAGATAGAATTATAGCAGCTTTGCAAGGGCGTTTCGAGCATGGGGCTATTGATATTAACGAAGGTGAGTGGAACATTGAATTTTTAGATCAACTGTTTCAGTTCCCTAACCCACAAGTACACGATGACTTAATTGATTCACTAGCTTACATAGATCAGTTAGCTAAGGTGTCATACTATTATGACTATGACCAAGAGCATTTTGAAATGCTTGACCCAGTAGCAGGATACTAATATATGAATGACAAAGAAATGTTTGGAGACATGACACTAGAGTCTTGGGTAATTAACAAGTGTGACCAGTGGCGTGACCATTATCAGACTAACTACTCAGAAATCCATGACGAGTACTATCGTACTTGGCGTGGTATCTGGGATAAGTCAGATAGTATGCGTGAAAGCGAACGCTCTCGTTTAATCTCTCCTGCCACACAGCAAGCAGTAGAAAGTTCTGTTGCAGAGATTGAGGAAGCTACGTTTGGTCGTGGTGAGTTCTTTGATATTAAAGATGACCTACGAGACGAAAACCCACAAGATATTGGTATACTTCGTAAACAATTAAAAGAAGATTTACATTTATCAAAAGTTAGAACATCTATTGGTGAGTGTTTAATTAATGCTGCTGTATTTGGTACAGGTATTGGTGAGCTAGTACTGGAAGAAATGAAAGAGTTTGTTCCTGATACAGAGTTTGTACCAGACATGAACATGACAGCAGTAGGAGTACGCGCTAAGGATCGTGTAATAGTTAAGCTAGATCCTATCATGCCACAAAACTTTTTGATTGATCCTCTAGCTACAAGCATTGAGGATTCTTTAGGTGTAGCTATTGATAAGATGGTTCCTTACCATGAAGTTAAAATGGGTATTGATAAGGGCATTTATCGTGATGTAGAAGTAGCTGAGTATCAGTATGATCCTGACTTAGATGATGCCTCTAAAGTACGTCCAGTATTTGAAGAAGATATGGTTCGCCTTACTAAGTATTATGGCTTAGTACCTACAGAATTACTAAGTAATGTAGATGAAGATGGTGAAGTAGAAGATATTATACCAGCTAATAAAGATATTAGCTACACTGAAGTAATTTTAGTTATTGCTAATGGAGATACTTTACTAAAAGCAGAAGCTAACCCTTACATGAAACAAGATCGTCCAGTGGTTGCTTTCTCTTGGGACTTAGTACCATTTAAATTCTGGGGTCGTGGTATCTGTGAGAAGGCGTATAACAGCCAGAAAGCATTAGACACTGAGCTACGCGCACGTATTGATGCTTTGGCTCTTACAGTGCACCCTATGATGGCTGTGGACGCATCTCGTATGCCTCGTGGTTCTAAGCTAGATATGAGGCCAGGGAAGACTATTCTTACTAATGGTAATCCTGCTGAAGTATTACAGCCATTTAAGTTTGGTCAACTAGACCAAGTAACATTTACGCAAGCGCAACAGCTACAGCAGATGGTACAGCAAGCTACGGGAGCTATTGACAGTGCTGGTACCCCAGCATCTATTAACGGCGAAGGTACAGCAGCGGGCACCTCAATGGCTTTAGGGGCGATAATTAAACGTCACAAGCGTACTTTGATTAACTTCCAAGAAAACTTCCTAATACCATTTGTAGAAAAGTCTGCTTGTCGTTACATGCAGTTTGCTCCTGAGTTATACCCAGTTAAGGACTACAAGTTTATAGCGACTAGTTCGTTAGGTGTTGTAGCCCGTGAGTATGAGGTAACACAGTTAGTACAACTACTACAAACTATGTCTCCTGAAAGCCCTAGTTACCCACTGTTAATTGAAAGCATTGTAGATAATATGGGATTGAGTAATCGTGAACAGATTATTGCACAGCTACGACAAGCTAACCAACCTAACCCTGAGCAGCAGCAAGCAGCTCAAATGCAACAACAGTTAGCAATGGCTACAGCGCAAGCTCAACTAGAACAAATACAAGCAGGTACAGCAGAGATTGTATCTCGTGTACAACAAAACCAAGTTGAAACTGAGTTACTACCTATTGAGGAAGAGACAAGGCGTATTAAAGCATTGGCTCAAAGCATGGGTAAGGATCAGTTTGATCAACTGGTAGAGATTGCAAAGCTAGACTTGAAAGAGAAAGAGCTTGACATGAAAGAAGATATGGTAAGGCTACAAATGAAGTCTAAATAATAAAGCTTTACTCTACACATTAACTATGTTATACTAGTACCGTAAGGATAATACTTTGGAACAAGACGTTAGAAACTATTATGAAACTTACTTCGACCTGTTTACACACACAGGTTGGGAACAATTTCAAGCAGACGTAAAAGCTGCTTCTGAAACCATTCAATTACTTGCACTCCAAGACGCTAAGGAATTACACCTAGCTCAAGGACAACTGCAAGTCTTTAACAGACTTCTTAACTGGGAAGATGCTATAGCTAACAGCTATGAAAGTATCTTATCAGAAGAGGATACAGGTGTCAACAATGGCTAAGATGCTATTTGATTTCACCTGTTCTAACGAGCACACAACTGAGCAATTTGTAGACTCTGATACTAGAGAAACACTTTGTACAGTGTGTGGTCACCAATCACAGCGGGTAATTTCACCTATCTCAACTATCTTCAAAGGTCATGGGTGGCCTGATAAAGATGATAGATGGTCAAGAGATCATGAGAAAGCCGCTGTTAACAATAACTAATTCCATAATACTTTTATAAGTACGGAGATATATTAAAATGGCTAGAGTACTAGACCCCCTTGATGAACAACAAGAGTTACAACTAGAAGAAGGTGAGCAACTCGTTGATATAAACGATTTGTCTAATACTGATGCTACCTCTGAGGAAACTCAGGAAACGGTAACTGAAGTAGAAACCCAGTCGGAAGTTCCAGAAGAAGAAGTGCTTGATCCTAAGTACGCAAACAAGACTATAGCTGAAGTTGCTCGCATGCATCAAGAAGCTGAGAAACTTGCTGGACGGCAGGGTAATGAGTTAGGCGACCTTCGTAAAACTATTGATGATTTCATTAAGACAAAGGCAGTTGAAGCTACCACAGAAACACCCAAAGAGTCTGTTGAAGTAGACTTCTTTGACAACCCACAGAAAGCTGTAACTGACGCTATTTCTAATAGCACTGAAATTAAGCAGATGCAAGAGCTGATTGCTAAACAACGGCAATCTGAAGTTCTTACTAAGCTTAGTAGTAAACACCCTAACTACATGGATGTTGTTTCAGACAACGCATTCATTGAGTGGGTTAAAGGTTCTAATGTAAGGTTAGAGTTATTACAACGAGCTGAATCATATGACTATGATGCTGCTGATGAGTTGCTTACGTTTTGGAAAGAGCGTAGTGAGCTAGTATCAAAAGCACAAGCAGTTAATGAAGAGGATCGTAGCCAGCAACGTAAGGCTGCAACAACTGGGGGTAGAGGTTCAGCAGAGCCTATCTCAAGGAAGATATACCGTAGAACAGACATAGTCAATTTAATGATCAAAGACCCTGATAAGTATTACGCTAACATTGATGAGATTCAAAAAGCGTATGAGGAGAACAGGGTTAAATAACTTACTTAACTTATAAAGGTATTATACAATGGCACTAGGTACTAATCACGTCACCAATACAACTGCGGCTACTTTTATCCCAGAGATTTGGTCTGACGAAATCATTGCTGCATACAAGAAAAACCTTGTATTAGCAAATCTTGTAAACAAGATGAATCACTCAGGTAAGAAAGGCGATACTATTCATATCCCTTCTCCTACTCGTGGCGCAGCTTCAGCTAAAGCCGCTTCAACTCAAGTAACTTTGATTGCTGCAACTGAGTCTGAAGTACAGGTAGTTATCAACAACCACTACGAGTACTCTCGTTTGATTGAAGATATTACTGACGTACAAGCACAACCATCACTACGTAAGTTCTACACAGAAGATGCTGGT